GGTAATGGTTGGAACATGGTTCGCAACATCCCTACTGCTTTGCAGAAAGACACATTGTGCACAATTCCGCTAGATGGACCCTTGGCCCGAAAGTGGATGTACGCAGTTGGAGAGTGTGGGTTAGCTTTGTGTGCCGGAGTACCTGTTATGCAGGATTTCTATGAGGCATACATGCGGAACGGCAACCCTGACAGTAACATACATCTGGCACCCCAGATGGTTACTGGCCTCTCCATGATGCGAGGAGGGCTGGAATCACGATCGAGACGTATCAGTGATCAGGCGCGGGAGGATGTGTTCGTTGCTTGGGGGATAACCCCAGACGAGCAGGTATCCTTGGAACGACACTACCAGCAGTGGACGTTCACCGAGCCTGGTGATACAGAAATATTCGATTTTGTACCAACACTCTTCAATGTCATATAGATACCATGGTCAGTATTGCGGGCCCGGATGGTCAGGAGGAAAATACCAATCCTCTGTGGACTCATCAGTACCTGCCGACGACCCCTTTGACCAAACGTGCAAGGAGCATGATGCTGCTTACGCGAATGGGCTCAACAACTACACTAGTGATTTCAAGTTCGCAGTTCAGAATCTCGGTTTTGATCTTAAGCGTTCTGTTGCCGGTGGGCTGGTGGGCATTCAGGGGGTCGCCCGGTATGTCGGGATCCTAGAAAATGGATCGGGCCGCGATAAGTTAGAATTGCAAACACCTAAACCAACTCAACTTTCAAACACAAATTACATATCTGAAATGGCGAAGAATAAATCCCGCCGAGGAAACAAGATTTTGGAAGGCATTAAGCAGCGGGGCTCTGCGCTGCATGCTGCTCCTATGAAGGAAAGTCCCATTGCCGTAGCCAATCGACAACGTAGTCGGCTTGCACGAGCATTCCCGGATGTGCGGGTTAGTCCTGCCCCGGTTAGCATTGGCAACACCATTACGGCGTCCACGCCAGTGATGCGGATGACAGGTGATGGACTTGTGGTCGCAGGCCGCGAGTTCATGACTTCCGTCAGCTGTTACAATAGCAGCAATTTCCAAGTTGGAGCGCTTGCTCCATTACACCCGATGTATTACCCAGGGTCAGTGATGTCTTCAACGGCACGAGCTTGGTCACAGTACCGATTTAACCGTGTAGCCATTCATTACGTCACGCGACAAAGTACGGCGCAAGCCGGAGAGGTAGTCCTAGCGTATAGCGAGAACTTGCTTGAACCAGCCGAGCAAGGAAACTCTAATTCGTTTTTGCCCCGAGTTATGACTCGTGGGCAGGCTATCATTGGGCCAGTGTGGCAAAACCACACTATGCTTGTCAACACCGACAACAAATTCAGAAAAGTTGATGCATTTAATTCAGCAACGTTTAATGATAATGTTACCGGTGAAATTCAGGCCTATACTCAGTCACTTGTCACTGACACCCTAGGGTTCTTGCTCATTGATTATGAGCTTGAATTCAAGACACCAATGTTTACACCACACTCCTCCGCTTTACCGTGGGCAGATGGTCCCGGATCCCTAGCCTCTGCTAGTGGAACCCTGGCCACCACATCTGGAGGAGGCGTCATCTTGCCGCCGTTTGGAGTGAATCCGATCACCAATGGAACGATCTTCCGGTGTATCATCGATGCTGATCGCAGTGTCGTCACCCCTTACAATCTCAATACCCTGTTTAGTACCGGCCTTGAGTATCCTAATGCGGCTGGCGCAGAGACCACCGTTCTCACCGTTTGTCCGGTGAAAGATGGATCTGTGTTGTTTGCAGTTGTGGTCAATTCGCAACTCGTGTTTTAT